AACAGCAGAAGTTGGGAAGCTGATATTGACATCGCTGATAGCAACTCCTTGTCCAAAGGAACCAATGCGGTAATAGGTGTCATCTTCTGTAATAGAATCTACAGATACAGAACCGTAGGTGTTATCAGCACGTGTTTGCATAATCTTAAAGATCTTATTCTCTGTTGTGTTATAGCGCACAAAACCTGTACGTAAGTACCCAGATGGTACCTTGACACTTGATGATTCAATCCATATTCCATCACCTGGTACTGCAAAAACAGCTCTATCGGTAGAACCAAGGAAGTCTGTAGATACTGGGTTAGCAGTCTCACCGATTGCACAAACATCCCAAGCATAGGCAAAGACAAGGCTATTAGAAACTACTGACTGTGATAGATCAATACGAATTAGACCTGACTCAGTACCTTGCAAGGTTGTTACATAAGCAAATCTATCCTTGAAGGTTACGCTCTTGCACTCTGTCTCTACTAGCAATGGTCCATAACTGATGTCACCATCGGCAGATACCAACGCAACTCTTACACCCTTGTTGGTGCAAAGAACTCCAAAGGTACCAAGGTATACATCAAAGGCATTGATTATCTCACCCTCTGGCAGATCAACTACAACAGTAGGTGTATTGAGTGTTGGGAAACCTAGAGAGTTAGCAGTAGTAGTATCTAATGTAATCTTGTATAGAGATGATTGAGATCCAGCATAGCCACCAACATAGAAAGCAGCAGGTCCTTCAGATATGGTTGTCCATATCCACGATGAGTTTGGGTGTGTATAAAGTTCGGTAGGTAAAGCGTGACCACCTGCAGTGGCTGTCTTGTTAGAATCTAATTCATATAACTTTCTACCTACGCCAGCTAACAAACGTTGCTTTGCATAACGCAGTGCTACTGTGGTAACTGGACCATCAAGATCGTAGATATGACCATCAGATGTAGAGCCAAAGATATTACCTCTATGAAGTTTGTCATTATCTGCAGCAAAGTATCTGGTTCCATCAGAGGTTAAAGCCATAAAATCAAGTGTGTGTGGAGCTGCTGTTAAAGTATAAGTAGTAACGGTAGGTGTATCACCGCTCATAGTAAGTTTCTTGAGATCAACTCCTTCAGTAAAGACAATTGCATCTACGTTATTAGTATTGTCTCTAGCACCAACTAGGTATAAGTTAGTTGATGCTGAAGCCCTAGCCCTAACTGTGCTGTTGAGCAGGCTAGCCTGTCCTTTACTCCAGACATCTACACCCTTAGACTCTGTGAATTGAAAGCGCAGGGACTCATCTTGCTGTGGCTCAAAGAACTTGATGCCTGCTCCTTGATGAAAGGATGACTGGCTACGAGTCCACCAACCGGTCAGCGTCTGCTCACCTGGTTCTCTGGACTGGTCAATTTGTTGCTTGCGATACTGCGCTGTTACGCGACGATAGGGTGTCTCATCGGATGCTCCGATAAAAAATGGATTGCTTGCAAAGGCTACATCGTATGCAACACCAGTTGCTGAAAAGTTCGTAGCACCTGCTGGGTTCGATAATGGATATGGGATTGGATCCGTAATGTCGAACTCGGTTGCCATTTATTCTCCTTTGATTATTACTGCCTTATTCTTAAAATCTAAACCTGCATACTGACCGTACTCATCTAACGTGCGTTGAGTACCTAGCGCATCTTTACCTATGCGAGCAGTAGATAAGATGTCATAGACCTCAGCCTTGGATTCAAGATCCTTAGCGTGATACTGGTCTGGGTAGTCTTTCCATACGTGTCTGCGTAGGTTCTTTTGAAACACTGAGCTGTGGTCGTAGTAGAGATGATAGATATATTGCTTATCTGGAATCATCAAATCAAAGCCATTGGTATAAGCACGAGCTGCTATGAGGATCTCTTCTCCCCAGAACATAATCTTTTCGTTAAAGCCAAGATAGGCAAACTCACCGAGAGTAAAGATAAAGCCAGCAGATATAGAAGTCTGCTTGATGCCGCCTTCACTGGGTACTGCTAACTGGCTAGGTATGAGAGTCTGCTCAAACTGCTCAGGCTTTTCTGCAAAGGAGATACTGGTAACTGATCTGTCCCAGTCACAGTGTTCTTTAAGATTGTTGTTATATGAATACGAAGAAGGATATGCACTAAGCAGTGGCTTCTTAATACCCTGCGCTTGCATCTCTAAGATGTTACGGATGAGTTCTTCATCCCAGTTCTGATAGAACCTGGTATGTCCATCTACCTGTAGGTAGTAGTCCTGACCGTTGTATAGTGAATTTGCTATACTTCTACCAAGACCTACGCCAATGTTCTCTGGCGCTTGTGTCTCTTGCATTCTAAAGTTAGGCACCATCGGTATAAAGATCTGATGGTTTTCAATGTAACAATTGTGTACCCCAAAACAAATAACGTGATTGCCACTGCTTTTTGCTACTGCATCTATGACTGTCTTAGGTAATTCAAAGTCGTGATAGGACGCTATCTGTACAAATATAGATGCCATTACCATTTTCCTAACGGACAGGTAGCAGGCTGTAGCTTGGTCTTCATATACATAAAGCAACCGCACTGCTTACAGGTGGAGGTTAACTCCACAAGTTCTGGACAACCTTGGCAGATATTAAATCTGCGCTCAGTCTCTTCCTTTGTGGCCCTTGGTGTTCCATTGAACATATCCCAAGGCTTAACCTCATCTGACATCTAAACTCCTAACAAGGCACTTCGCCTGGGTATCCGCTAGTGGAACAGGCTACTACACAGGCTTCAGATACATCTGTAGATGACGTATAACGACCACCAACAATTGTAGTGCAGTACCAAGTTGTAGTTGGTTCTGTTGTGGTAGTTGGTGGTGGCGTTGTCGTTGGCGCAATAGTTGTCGTTGGTGGCGGGGTTGTTGGTGGTGGCGTTGTTGGTGCTAGCGTAGTGGTAGTTGTAGGCGCAGCCGTAGTGGTTGTTGTGGTTGTCACCGGTGATACATAATTACCAATAAATGCCAGTAGGTTGAGCATTAAGAAAGATCTCCAGTAGCCAAGAATGTATTAGATGCTGTGCAGATAAGAGCTGCTGTTGAGTTCTGAGCACGTAGGCTTAAACCTGGTGTGGTGTTGATAGTTACGCCAGCACCTGGAGTCAAGGAACAGGTACCTGCACCTAGACGTGCTACATAGATGATATCTCCTGCAGCAAAGATGCTTGGTGGCACTGTAATATTTGCAGCAGTGGCAGATGTAACTGTTACCAACTTGCTCTTGTCTGTAGCAACCAAGGTATAGGCAGTTGTCTGAGGATTGATTGCAATACTAGATACAGGTGTAGTCAGAGTCTTGTTAGTCAGAGTCTCTACACCTGCCAAGGTAGCAAAGTTGTTATCTGTTAGCGCAGTATTAAACTCTGCTGTAGTACCAGTTACTGTGTTAGTACCAAGTGAGATTGACTTGTTGCTAAAGGTCAATGTGCCTGCAGCCGTTGCTGCTGAGTCAACACCTGTTGTGTAGTAAGTCAAGTCATCTGAAGTCAATGAGTGACGGATGACTGCACCTGTTGTGTGAGCAACTGGAGCAGTTCCAGCACGAGCACGCACTACTGTCATATTGGCACCAGATACTCCGGTGACAAACAGGATCTCTTCGTTGGCTGTGTCTGGGTCAATGACCACTGTAAACTGGTCAACGTTACCTGCAGCAAGTGATACTCCACCAAGTAGCAAAGTAACAGCAGATGAGGAAGGAGCAGTGATAGTTGTATCGCCAGAACCGATACCTGTTTGTAGTGTTGTCTCTACGCTTATTGATGAGTATTTTCTAGTCACGTTTTCTCTGCCTTACTTCGTGTAGTGGATTCGGATTGGGAACTTGTCTTGTAGCTTGAGTGCTTCTTCATTAAGACGCTGTTGGTAAAGAGCGTAGATATAACGAGATGCACCAACGCCTGCATTTGATGGGATCTTTGAATCGTTAAGGTCAGCCTCAGCTGATGTGAGATTGATACGACCTGGGTCAAGGAATGAAAGCAACTTGTATGAAGCACCAAGGATAACCACATCATATGCTGATGATGGCAACCCTGTTACTGATGCAAAGTCATCACCGTTATTTGCTAGAACGGTAGGTTCCTTGGTGTAGAAGACCTGAACAGTTCTACCTGGTTGGATGTTCTCATAAATGTTAATGGTGTTGTTGGTACCAAATGTAGTCACATTTGCCATTGGGTCCATACGCCAGCGGTTGATAGGCAACCACTCAAGGCTAGAACCTGTTGTCTGCCAAGAGGCATAGATGACAGACTCAGCCTCTGCTGGCAGTGTGTATGCAGTCTGGCTTGCGTTGAAGGTAAAGGTTGTAGAACCTACGCCCCAGAGTTTAGGAAAGAATGAGTTGATAGTGTCATTGATAGCACGCTTAATACTCTGACGTGGGAAGGTTGGAGACAGGATTACCAGGGCGTTCTGAGCGTGTGTTGCTGCATCTGTTCCCTGATAGCCACGACCAAAGCCTCCTTGGATAACGTTCATTGTGCTGGTTGCTTTATTAAATGAGTCAATCCAGATAAGTTCATCATCAATTTCAATGATGCCTTTAGCAAGGTTGTTAGATGAACCAACCTCAATGCTGGTACCAGATGCTGTGATGCCATTTGTGTTGGCAAGGTATGTAAGCCTATCCTGGCGCAAAGTGTATCCCTGTAAATTGGAACGCACCTCATTGATCATATCGTTAAAGGTTGGCATCTATTTTCTCCCGGTAGGACTTGAGGTTGTTTTGTAAAGTTTCATCATTAGGTGATTTAAGAACTGCTTGCTGACCATACTCGTAGGCTTCTTGGTACTTACCTAGTTTCCACGCAGAGACAGCTGCAAGGTCATAACCCATATGACCCCACGCCCAGTTCTCTGATAGAAACTCTGATGATCTTTCTTTGAAATCTAATCCACGCTTGGCAACATAGTTGCACTCTGCCCAGCGTTGGTTGGTGTAGTAGTAGTTAGCCAGAGCCAGTACTGACTCACGGCTAGGATAGGTTTCCATTGAGGCAAGGAGCCAATGCTCCTGTTTGTGTACCTCACACTTGGCTAGCATCCGCAAGGCATAAGACTTCTCAGCATCAAACTCAGATACCTTTAGGTATCGCTTGATGACCTTCTGTGCCTTATCTAGTTTGCCGTGACCAAAGTATTCTCTGGCTAGGTAGTACAGGTTACGGCTGTTAGGTTCAGCCTTGACCGCTGCCTCTAACTGCTTCAGGTAGTTTCTAGGCTTGTCGTGATCTGGCAGGTGGTGAACCTCAAAGGGGTAAACCTTGTGCTTGTCTTCACCTTCAGTACACCTTAAGACCTCGTGGATAGGGTGAACCCAGGTCATACCGTGACGCTTGTGGATACGGAATCCGTCTAACTCTGTAAGAGGCTTACCCTTTTCATCCCACGAGGTAATAAAGCGGTACTGTGGGCGTTCTATGCCCTCTGAGTGGGCAATCTCAAGCTGCTCACGCCAGCCTGGAGTTAGCACCTCATCCATATCTAGGGCTACGCAGTAGTCAATATCATCTGGCAGGGCATCTAGGCTCAGGTTCCTTGCTGTGTCAAAGCGCCAAGGCTCAACCTTGATCTCTATGACATTGATGCCAAGGGACTTGGCTATAGCAACTGTCTCATCTGTAGAACCTGTATCTGCTATCAGGTGATAGTCAGCCTTCAGGCTCGATGTTAGCCACCTTGCCACGTGCTTACTTTCATTTTTTGCAATAGCATAAACCGCAATCTTTGGCTTCATAGTCAATATACTATACAGGCTCTT